CTTTCGATATGTCTTGCGTTCTATCTCATCGGTAAACTCAGACCGCTTTGTAAAGTTGAAATAGTCCCAACCGCCACGGCTATTCACAAAGCCTAGCCTTATCTTGTCATTGTGGCAATCTGTTTGCCCGTATTTGGCCGTGTTGTAAAATTTATAGGTTATGCTTTTTTGAGTTGAGCCGCTAAAGATGGTTACTTGATACCACCGCCAATTAGCAAAGAGTGATGGTTTAACAGTTAAGCCTGCCCAGTCATTTAAGTTTGCAGGATAGACAGGCAATGCTTCTATATCGTAGCCATTAAGGTTGATGTCTTGTGTTGTGGGTACACCACCACTAGAAAAGATTGTGATGCGCATAAACGCAACCGTGTTATTAGTCAAAAAATCATCATTACCCGGTATGCACAATAATCCATAGTCGCTTTCATATGATGGTATCCATGTACCTGTGCTTGAAGTTGGCCCCGTGCCACTACCCCATGTGGCTGCAAGATACCACGGGTGCGTATCTGTTTTGCGGTCACTCATTGCATAGCTTGTGGTGCTAGTTAATGACTGCTTGACCTTTTGCGTTCCTGTTTGTACGTTTGGTTTATATCCGTCTATTACTTGGAAGTAGCCGTTAATGATTAAGATAGGGTCAGGGGATATTGTGCTACCTTCATTCATAATTAAAACACCTCCTACTAACCAATATTCACTAATGGAAATTGACACTTCTAATTTGCTTTGGTCATCTTGCGTGTCATCGGTTTCAAAGTGCTGATTTAATAGCTCCTGATTTCGCAAGTCATCAACTAACGGTTGTATGTCAAAGTACAACTTGTTATCAGGTGCAGGAGAAATAAAAAATTGATAGCCAGCCGCACCAATGGTCACATCCAAACCATAGCGAAAACCAACCTGTGCTGTTTCTGTACTGGTTGCAATTATCATAAGCTTTTGCCCACGTAATGCCCATGCATATGGTTGGTCGTTAATTGTTATTGCCATTATCTTTTATTTAATAGTAGTCTTTGTTCTATTCCTTTGATATATCCTTCCATCAACTTGTCTTTGTATTCGTCCCATGTATCGTCTATGGCTTCGCCGTAATAGTTGATGCCTTGTATACCATTCTTGCCTATGCTTTGAGCTATGGCAAAGGCTGCACTCTTTATGCGACTCTCTGTAGTCTTAACAAATTGCCCTTGCCTATTGCGTAGTTTGAAGCCACCTATCTTTAACTTCTCACGTATCCACGATTCAATGTACTCAGAACGGGGTGCGCGTGCCCCTGGTCTTCTGCCGAACTCAATGACATCTGCATACTTGCCCGCTTCGTCATTGCTTACGGTAAAGTCAATAGTGGGTTTGTTGTACCGTATATTGATTTTGTAGTATAGCGATCGTAATAGGTTACCACTTGCAACACGGTTGACCATCTTACCGCGCACACGTCTTTTGATACGCAGGTTAGATTGCGCACGCTCCACTACAGCCAGCGCATACTCGTTTAGTATTTCTTCAAACTCATCTGCCATTATTTTAATGTCAGATTAAGCATTGATGCAGCAATAATGTAAGCTTCATTATTCGAGTCGCCACTACTACCCCAATCGATGTAGGTTTGCCCATCGAATATTACTTGCCCATCGTATATGTTGCGCTCATCTGCATCGCACAGGGAATATACCAGTGCGGCTGTTGCAGTCAAGTCATCATAGCTAATGTATAGCTTCATGCACACGGCGGTTTTTGTTTCACCGTTGCTCCATATGTCTAAAGGTTGAATATCTCTCATTATGATATTTTTTCAAGTTGAATGAATGTTGCGTTACCGTACACGGTTGCTGTTTGACCGTTGCTCGATGTTACAAAAGCGGGTGTTAGGTTACCTGAGTTTACACCTGTGCTAATGAATATGTCAATAGTAGCAAAACCTATTTGGTTATTTGCCTGATTAAGTCGGTTAGTCAAACCTGTTCCGCTGGTTACCGCTTGCCATTGCATGAACTGACCACTAACGGCAGCAGTTGATATTTGCCCCACGTTCATAGTGCTTCCGCTAGGGAATGTAAAGAGCAAACTAAATCCTGTTGTCGTGGTAAAGCCCGATGATACAACAAGCCTTCCGATATAAGTGCTGTTTGCCTCAAGTGCAAGTGCGCAACCTGTGATGTTCGTGTTAGCTGATGTGTTGTTATTCGTAAGGTTTGTTGCTTGCACACCACGTAACAAACCAAGTTCACTTTTTAAAGTATCAAGTGATATAGCACTTACCGTATTATCTGCATTGATGCGTACGTATCGTATAGCAGATGGGTTAGCAAGTGTTGCAAGGTTAGTACCTACCGTAGTAAGTCCGATGCTATCTTGCTTACCATTGAATGTTGACCAATCCGCGCTACTTAATGCACCACGATTTGCCGCACTTGCCGTTGGTAGGTTGAACGTGTGTGTAGTGCCTGCGCTACTTATTGCAAAATCAGTCCCGGCTGTGCCCGTTGCAAGGTTTTGTGTGCTTTCAGTTAAGCCATTTAAAGAACTTATTCCGATTGCATAGGTAGTATGCACTTCACCTATACGACTTGCCTCCGTATAAAGTGTTACCGTTTTACCATTGGTATTCTGTATATCAAATTCAATGTGTACGCGGTCGGTTGCAAGTGTGACCGTGTTAGGTACTGAAATGCCAAACGTGTACAGGTCTATCACGTTCCCATTTGTGATTTGCTCAACTGGTGAAGTACCTATGAGTGTAAAAGTAGTGCCGTTGTATGTGTATAGTTTGGCTACTATTTCGGCATTGTTTGAGCCGCCGCCCGTTTCACTCAAGTACACATCAATAGTCCAAACACCTGATGGTAACACAAGATGGTTAGGACTACCAACATCCGTAATGAATCGTGCAATTGCCCCGGTTGTGGCTCGTGTAAAGTTAGCAGCTGCTCCACTACCTGCCGCTGTGCCTAATTGATAGAATGGGTTACCTGCTATTGTACCCTGTGACGTATTACCGTTAAAGTAAAAGATTTGCCCGCCACCACCACCTGTTGAAGGTAGCGTGCGTAGTGCGCCTGTACCATCTATGTATTGATCACTTGTACCATTAGCTGCAACGGCAAGTGTACCTGATGTGGTCACGGGTGTACCTGTTACACTAAATGCAGGGTTTGCGGGTGCAGGCATTGAAAGACCTACCGATGTAACCGAACCTCCACCACTTGGAGTTACCGCTTCCCAATCACTTGTTGTTGAATTGTATGTAAGCACTTGCCCATTGCTAGGCGTTGGCGCATTGACATCATCTAAATCATCGAGGTTAACAGGTGCAGCTGTGTATTGGCTTGTGGCATCGGGAAAGGTCAAACCGCCCGCATTCATGTTCATCACGTCGCCACCGCTTGTATTATCTGTTACCGTTAAACCCGCCTTATCTAAAACGGAAAACTTTAACCCCGATGCATTTTGCACACCAAAAAACGTAGGGTTTATTTCGGTGTTATCATTCCCATCATTAGCAGTCAATGAATGAATGCCCAAATCTACGTTACCAGTCGCGCCCGTGTAAGGGACAAAAGTAGTAGCATCTGGTATCGTTGGTTTATTTAGTATCTGTGCCACACCACTAACCGCATTCCAATCTGAGTTTACCTGTGCCGCAGGTATGGTAGGCTTATTCAATATTTGATAATCACCACTTGAAGCATTCCAATCTACAGGGGATTGACGCAACCTGTAACCTACGCTTACAAGTGTCCAGTATGTAGGGTTGCTAGGATTGATTGCATCATTGTTTGCAATGCATCTATACACGCTGCCATTATACCACACGCGGTCACCTATTTGGTAAGAGTTGCCAAGTGCGGTTATATGGTTTGTGTTGTATTCAGTACTAACAAATTCACCACCACCACCACCACCACCCGAAGCATCAATGGTCACGCTGCCATCACCATTATCCGTAATGGTCACGTTGGTGCCTTCTACTAAGTCAAGTATGTTTTGCACCGCATTATCAACTCCATTGGTGCGAAGTGTGATGCCATAGCCCGTGCCGCTGCCTCCGCTACCTGATGCACCACCAACCGACCATATAGCGGGAATGTCGCAAGCACTCCAGTCCCATGGCACTTCGAGCTGCAATGAGAAAGTAACACCCGTCAAGGTGTTCTTGTATTCCTCCATGAATGGCTCAATGGTAGGATTAGTGACTAGCTGCACATCGAATCCAAACAACACC